CCTTTTTTCTGCGGCATAATACCCCATTTATTGGGGTTTGGCAACCCCTTTATCGCTTCGTAACGTAAGCCCATATTGCGGTGATGAGGCCGCCCGTTATAATCGTAGTGACCCCCACAATAATGGTTGACCCTATTTTCTCCGCTGTCCTTCGATACTTGCTCACCCACACTTGGTTTTGCCTGAACTCTCTGACATGGTCGAAGTCATGGGGGTCCACACCCAGGACCTCGAAGGTCTCCCTGACCGCTTGATGCGTGGTTTCCTGGATTATACTCCGAAGTCTAAGTTCTTCTTCAGGTGTGAATTTCATAGCGGTCTACCTTAGTCTATAGTTTGCAGTACAGCGGCAAAAGGCGTTGTTCTTTGCCGATGCCTTCGGGTCTCCCGGATACATCATGAGCTCACCACCTACAAGAAAGTCCTGGTTTATTTCCCGCCTCTGACCATGGGCCGCAGCATGGGCGGGCCTGACAAGTGAGTCTTCACGAGATACCCAGTCCTTAGTGACACGGACCCCTAGGCTGTTTGCGGCCTCCCACGCTCCTCGTTCAAGCGCTGTGTGGGCCTCCGATCTTGCAATCCGGAGTGCATAGCTCTGAGTTGTAAGGATGCGGACAATGTTTTGCCTGACTTGCATGGGCGTTTCACCAGATGCCAATTCGGCACTAATTCTTTGACGCAAGAAGGCTTCAATAAGCTCTGCCCGCTGTTGCGAGTACTGACGAAGTTCAGGGCGGATGAAGTTGAGCAGAAACTCAAGTTGATCGTTCTTACGGCCTACCAATCGGATTATGTGCATCATCCCATCTCGCATGATGTCTTCATGGAAACGGAATAGGAGGTCCTCAAGATCGCTTCGCCATACGTCAAGCGCGAGGTAGATCATCATATGCGCTGATGAGTTCATCTGTGATGTCCAGCGAGCGTTGATATGACGAGCCAGCGCTGAGTTCAACGCATAAACGCGCTGATACATGCGCTGTTCGTGCATCATCAGCAACTGGCTCGATATAACGTGCTGTTCGCGAAGCATTAGGCGTCCCCGTTTCCGGCGTTGTCGTCATCCTCCTCGAAAGGGTCTTCGGAACCAGGTTCCTTGCTCGTGCCAGGATCGGGTTTGTCCGCGTTGCGGGGCATCTCATTCATCGGTGCCCAAATCGCCTCGCCTACCTTCTTGTCCTTCGCCTTGTCATAGCCCATGGCCTGACGCTTCTCATCAAGCGTAAGAACAGTCGAGGACTCAACTCGTTTCCACAGGGCTTCCCGTTCATCAGCGAGCGCCTCGAGAGTGTCAAGGTCCGTTATAAGCTTAAAGTCCTTGCCGTAGGTCGGCTGAAGGAAAGCAGTCAAGTCCTCACAGACGTGCATCACCAGAGGGATAACGGTCTGTCGGTAGAGGGCTCGAACTGCCTGGCTATAGTTGGTATAGGTGTTGTCTCCCGGGATGCCGAGGAGCTGGGGAGGAACACCGAAAGACAGGGCGATGTCACGAGCCGACTGGTTTTTGGCTTCTGTGTACTCCATGTCTTTCGGTGCAAGAGACATCTCCTTCCAGTCCAAGCCACCCTCAAGTAATAGTGGACGACCAGCGTTCTTTGCCCCCTGGTACTTCTCCTCCAATTCCGTCTTGAGACGGGTGAACTGCTCCTCGCTGAGTGACTCAGTCCCGGACTCACCGCCAGAATAAACAAGAGCCCCCGAAGGTCTGGCCATATTATCCAAAAGAGCCTTGCTGAAGACGTTGGATTGGTTGTGAACGTCGATGGAATACGCTGCCGCCTCAACGGGCGAAAAGCCGTACTGGTCATCTGTCGGATGGAACTCTTTGATGTGGAGGATCGGTAACTGAGAATTTGGCCCACCCGTGATCGGGTATTCCACCTTCTGCTGGCCCACAGTGTAGGTATAGTTCACCGGGTAGCCCTTTGGGCCCGGGGTGATGGACATCCGGTCAGGCCGAAGTACGAATAGTTCCCTGATCTGGTTATCCAAGATGTTGGGTTCCAGGTAGGAGTTACCGGAGAGTAGTAGGAATGAGTAGAGACGGACCATCAACTCAAACTTGGACTCGAACGGGTTTGGCCGCTTCATCAGCTCGTGGAAAGGGTGAGTGTCTAGCTCCATACCATTTTCGATAACAAGGAAGGGCATTGCTGCCGCGGCTTCTGCAATAAGGCGGACACAGCGGTAAGACACTGCGTTCATCTCATAGCTCTCTTTGGCCAATTTACCGTAGTCCCTGGGTGTCCACGTGGGCCGTCCCATGGTCTGCATGTATATTGCTCGGCCTGTTTTGGAAGCCTTAGTTGAGGTCATTCTTTCTTGCATCGGCTCCATCCTATCTGAGATTGGTGTAGGCCAACGTCGGCGCTACGGTATAGTTCACCTGCCAAGTATCACCCGGACATAGATGCAGGCTTGTATGGCCTGAGCCATCAGATACCATGAAACCACGGTGACGTATCTGGGACACAGTACCACCGAAAATGTGGACCACACGATCATAAGGCCCTGCCCAAGTCTGCTGAACCCCCGATGTGGGGGCTGACAGTGACCCCTGGGTAGCATAGCCGGGACGGGTGCCACTGTACTCCATATTACCCTGAACGCAGACGCCCGACTGGGCTACCGTATAAGCGTTCAACAGCCAACCAGCTGTGGAACCTTCTGCATCCACACCTGTCATAGACACGTTGGGGAGGTTGGGCGAGACCACAACACCGTAGCGACCTTGGTTGCCGATAATCGCAGTGTAGGGTTGGCCGTCTTCTCCAAAGCGTCCACCGATGAGCTTGACGCCCCCAGCCGAGACAACCAGGTCATCCTGGTCAGTTCCAGTATTGGAGGACAGTCGGTTAGCGCCCATCCCCTTACAGCCGATAAGCTCTACATTGGACATAACGGTGCAGGTGAATGACCAATTCCGCTTACCTGCCTGTCGGGCTTCACAGGAGTTGAAGCGTATGCCCCGAACACCACCGCCGCTCCCCTGGATTGTTACTGCATGGTTGTCAGTGCTGGCAAACCAGCAACTGTTGAAGGAGAGGTAGTTGATACCGCCGCCGTTGGGAGACAGACGTAGACCATGATCTGCGCAATAGTCGAAATAGACATTCGTCATCTTCCCGTTAGAGACGAAGATATTGGTATTGGTCACAATACTCAGACCCCATCTGTAGTGACCGAAGAGACAGTCGGAGAATACGAAGGTATCCCAAGAGGACACCCCGAACCTGACTGCGATTGTGTTAGACTGAGGACTCAGTGTGGTCCTATCTGTTGGCCACACCGGGACACTGCCAGCTGCTGTGAAGCAAGAGACATTGACTTGGGAAACCATCAAGCCGCCCCCATAGGCGCAGTCGAGAGCAATCGCCCCGTCAGCATCCAGAGTGGAGCCCCTTAGTCGATTAATAGTCACACCGTAGGCTCTGTAGGTCAAGTCATGCCCGAGCTTAAATAGGGAAGCAATCCGGTCGGTGTCGATGTTTTCGAAGGTTGTCCCCGATATACCCTGAACCTTGGCAATACAGGTGGTGTTATCTGAGGTGTCGCCAACAACCTTACCGCCCATCAGACCTCCGGCGGTGTATTGCCCCAGTCGATCACCAAAGGTCCAAAGCGCCCCCGAGGAGATGGTAAAGGTCGAGCCGCTTTGATCCACGAAGAAGGCGTTACGAGCAATAGCAGTAGTGACTCCGTTTGGCAATACGAAGTCGCCCCGGCAGGTCAACAGAGCCCCCCAAGACGAAGTATCGTTATTGAGGTAGGCCACAGCTGCGTTGAATACGTCGGTATCATCACCGGTGCCCGTCTCACCAAAATGTTCGATAAAGACTCGACCGAAGGGCCTAAGGCCGTCCACCGATAGGTCATTGGTGGCACTCCCCGCACCTGTAGCGGAACTATCAACCTCATACAGTAGCCCCGCCAGCATTACCACGGATCCGTCGCTTAGGCCAGCAGCCACGGTAGCAGTCAGGGCGTTTCTATCCTGGGATATGTAGGAGGCTGCATCAAGGGTATCGGAAAGAGCCTCTTCAGCTGCTTCGGCATGACCCAAGGCTGTTGCGGCATAGCCCTGGGCTGAGAGCTCTGCCGCCTGTGCATCCGACAAGGTGGGGGGTGGGGCCACATTGAAGTGGTCATAGAGATTAACAGGGCCAGCTAAATCCGGCAGAGACAGGGTACCAAGGGGCTGGCTTGGGTCGGGTTCTCCAGGCGGGATAAGATAAACATAGTAGACAGTGCCAGCAATGCCTCGAGCGTTGGGCCACAGTGGTAGACTGATGTTGCCGTCTTCAGGAACAGTATAGTACTCGGCGTGTGGGAGGACCAAGGCAGCGTCTTTGTCAGCCTTCCTCAACTCAAACTTAAGGCGGTAGCCGCTTGCTGGTTCATCAGTCGGTAGGGTGACAAGCCCCTCAACTTGTATGGTGGTGTAGGGCATCTATACTTCCTCCTGAATACGTTGTAGGCCCATAGAAGCCAACAGCGAGTTGAACTGGGCCAACGGGCGCACTGTATCTATGTTACGGGTAGCGATAACTGTGAACTGGCTCAACACGTCTGTAACCTGTCCTGGCTTGACGTTTCTATCTTTTGCCTTGGCGAGCGCCTCGGCGTTGAACTCCCCATCGGCTTGCACATCAAGACCGTCACTCTGAGCGAGCGTTGCGTATTGCAGGATAAGGCCGAGAAACTTGTCGCTAACCAGCGCGGATAGGCCGTAGTGGGTCGCCGGGCTTTCACCCGTTGAGGACAGGGGAATAGCAAAACTATAACCCTCGTTAAGCGCGGCGGAGAGACCGCGAGCCAAATTCACCACTTCGGTAGGACAGATCATTGCGGTTCGGATAGTGCGTTCTTGCATCACAGGCCCTCCAGATATTTTGAAACAGCGGAAACTTCTTCGTCCGACAGAAGCGCAGGCGCGGCGGCGATGGCGTGAACATCAAGCGGGCATGGCAGGAAGGAAAACGTGGAGCGACGGGATGCTAAGATCAGGTCATTGCCGCCACTCGCGGTGGATGTATACGTGTCGCCAAACACCCCGTTAAAACTAACAGATGTGTTCCCGCCCCACGTTCCCCGCCAAACCAACGTGAACGGCTCGCCTGCCACCGGAGTGCCAACGTCGATATACGTTCCGTCAGATATTCGAGTGTTCAGGGTGCCACTATTTTGACTACACATGATTGCTTCGTAGGCTGTCTCTCCGAGGTTTATAGCGGCGCTTTGCGTTGAAAAATCTCGGATAACGCCCCGAAGAGCGACTGTAAACGACGACGCGCTGAAACGTCCGTCATTTGTGAGCCGCGCATAGTCGTCTAGCCCGTCATAGCCAATCCCACTTGCGGTCATTTCTGGCTGCGACGCCGTATCCGTTTGCAAACTCGCCACGACTTTGCGCAATTGGATATTTGATATAACCCCGACAGACCCTTCCTGCGTGATAAGAAATTGAACAAATACCGTGTCATTAGTTGTCGTGGTGAAATAGGAATAGGTTGCGTCCTCTGTCACAGCGCCATAGGCAGAGCCGTTAAACTGGCACCTAAGTTTTGGTGAGGTAGTGGTCCCTTCTCCGAAGATCAGATCGAAATCGAGTTGGTAAACGGCACTTTCTTCCACACCAGAAATATCAAAGCGCAGATACCCATTATCTGAACCTCTATTAAAGGCATATGATCCGCCACCTAAATCAGCCCACACGGAAGAATCAACAACTGTAGGAGTTACTGCAACATTCGGCCCCGTCTCTGTGATCTGATCTTTCCATGCAAGCACGGGATCACCGGCCACAGCCTCCCGCTCGAAGGTGTAAACACCAGCTTTGCTAGTGAATAGGAGGCCGTTGTTCTCTGCAATGATCGAGGTGGCGGATGGGCCCAACCCCGACAGAGCGGGTAACCAGAGGGTGGTGCCGACGCCTATCATGCAAACCACTCGAGAGTCAGGCCGTTGACATCTTGGACCTTTGTGCAACGGAAGATGTTGGTCCCTTTGAAGACCATCTTGTTGGCCATTGTGGAACCATCTTCGAGGGTGACACCGATCGTGCCGTCACTGTCTGACCAAAGACCCCGAGCAACATAGGTGGCTCCGTCGTGGGAGAATTCCGTGTCTTCAGTCACAGCCCCATAAATATCGGGGGAGGTCTGAAGACCACGACGGCGATCTGCGGAAGAGGGCATAGGGTATACTCCCATGTTGTAGATTGAACATATATTCAGCCGGGAGTATACCACAGAAAGTCTTGGCCGTCAATACCCGTTCATCACACGGTCCTAATGCGGGGTTCCTGCTGCTTACGATTGGACAGCTCGGCCAACGCCCACACCAGGGCGTCCATCCTGTCGGGTGACTTGCCTTCAACAGTCCCAGACGGGTCAAAGTCACACATTTGGTCTTCTAGGTCGCTAAAGCTACCAACGTGGTGAACACGCCCCTGCTCATACAGACCGGCCACGGGCTCGGCACGTATCCATTTGCCCTTCGATGCGCGGACCATGATAACCTTGACTGTCGGATCAACGCTTCGAATAACGCTCTCAACCATGTCACCCCCCTGGTTCACTTCGCAGACGATGGCGTTAGCCCCATGTCTGTAATAGGCGCTGACTGCCTGAGCAGCCCAGCCTTCTGGACTACGGCCTTGCACCGTATGATCGGCATGGACATAGTAGTGAGCGTGGTTAGTGTTTGGTATGTCACGACTTGCAGCAATGATACCACACTCATCTGAGTCTGCGTTGCCGGTGGTCGGTGGGTCTACAGCCACAACAGTCATGTGCAAGTCCTCTGGCACATCTGACAGGCGCTTACGTGCTGCGTCGATGAGAGGCTGGTGGAACAGAGCGTTCGGGTTATCGTCCAGGATCTCAGCTGATAGCTCCTGCCTACCGAGACGTGTGCCCTCATAGCGTGAGACGATGGCCTCACGAAACGTCTCTGCCAAGTTGTCGAGGTTGTCATAGGTGTGGCCCTTGGTGATAAGGGTGCTTGGACGACTGACAATCTCTTTTAGGAGTTTTGTGGGTTTGGGTGTCGTGGTGATGCACTGCACTGGTCGCTTTCCGAGGCGTAGGCCAAATTGCAGCTGGTCCCAGGCTTCTTGCTGGTATCGCCATTTGCATAGCTCATCGAGCCACGCCGCATCGTGCTGGGGTCCTCGAAGGCTTTCGGGATCATCGGCAGAGAAGATGGTAGCTCTTGCTCCGTTAGGCCAAGTGAGGCGTCTCTTGGAAGGCTCATAGTTAGGACGGTTCCAGGGCGGGCTGATAGCGATGATACCGCTTTCCCCTTCGACCATGACGTCTCGGGCGTCACCAGCGTCTTCTGCTACAAGTGCAATCCTTCTGTAGTTGTGGTTCTCGACCAGATCACGAACCCACTCAGCTCCAGACCGTGTCTTACCGAAGCCACGACCAGCAAGGATCAGCCAGGTAAGCCATGAAGTGGTGGAAGACAGGCTTGGGGGTATCTGCTGCGGTCGGGCCCAGAAGGACCACTGATACTGCAGCAGTGTCGCTTCCTCATCGGTGAGGGCTTGGAACAACTCAATAAGCTGCTCGGGTGAGCACTGCTTCTTGAGCTCATGGAGGCTAAAGTTGGCAAGACTCATCTCTCACGGTCCTCAAGTTCTTCTATCTCGGCATCAGTCCTGCTCGGGTGATAGATATCCACCTCTTCATAGTCGGCGTCGATCACGTCAGGGTTCTGGAGCGGCTTAGCCGGGGCTTTAACGCCGAGGATACTACCGATCTTGTCGACCAGCTGTTCTGCTGCGCCCTCGAACTTGTGGACATGGTCGACAGTCTGCTTGTCACCGAACTCAGCCGGCATACGGCTCTTCGCCAAGAACATTAGCAGCTGGTCTGAGTACTCCTGCTTGTGCCCGACGACTTTGCCATCATGGTAGATAGCGCGTTTCACACCTTCGACACCACGTCTGTGGACCTCGGCACGGATCACATCGTCGCCGTCAGCCCGTGCATCCTGGTAGTCCTGCTCGAATTGAGGATCTTCTTTCCGGCGGCGTTGGAAATACTTGGTCCCACAGCCGCATGCTGCAGCAGCATCCTTGTTTGTCACCCCCTCCCGGATCAGCGCCAGGTATTGCTCGCGCATCTCGGTATCAAAGCGGCCTTTGTCATAGGCCTTCTTACGCTTGAGAGTGAGTTTCTTGCCGCTGGGAAGCTTTACCCTGTGCTTCGTCGGGGCAAGTGGGTCATTTATGAGTGGTTTCTTGCGTTTGGGCATAGAAAGGCTCCCGAATGTGTTTCAGGGGCCATTGTGCCGAGTTTTGTGTGGCTTGTCAACGGCGTTTCCGGCGCCGCTTTTGGTAGTAACGCGCATAGATAGTCTCTAAAGCGCGCGGGTTTGGGTGTTTATAGACCCACAAGCCAGTGCTTGGGTCAAAGTGCTGCCGAAAGAACCTGTCGAGGCGATTATTGCCCGTAGCGATGTTACGTTCTTGGTAAACCACCTTCGAGAGCTTGTCATACGCCGCATCCGTCATAATAGGCTTGTGACCATTCTCATACGCCCAGGCGGCAACGCTAACCTTGATGCGACGGCGACGAATTTGCTCAGTCAGTCCGGTGAAGCCGGTACCCCAACGTCTAGCCAATATACTCATGCTCCTCAAATACGATGGTCCGGCCGGGTTTGACGATTATCAGCTGGCCGTTTGCCCTAAAGACCCACGGGAAGCGCCAATACTTCCTGATGATTGCTTCTCTAGTCTTCCTCATGTTATTGGCCCTTCTAAAGTGAGGTAGCCCCTCCTACCGGGCATCAGCTCAAAGCCCAGGTGCAAGTAGAAGTCTGTGGGATCACCCACACTCGGATCTAGTTCGACTGCGCAAACTGATAGGATCGGGTGCCTACGCTGCACCTGACCGACAAGTATCCTACCGTAGCCCTGCCCCCGGTGCTCAGGATCGACCCAAAGCCACGACAAGTGAGCACGAGTCGGGTCTTCCTGGTGATAGCACCAGGATATATAGGCACAGTGGAGGTTTATCTCTTGGGTTCTCATAGACACACTCTATCGGAAGTCGAAAGGTCTGTCAGGACCAATGTTCTTGTTAAAGAGAAGCTAGGGGACCAAAACCTTAGGGCTAGAGAACGGTGCCAGTCCGCCACCTAGGCCCGCGGCCATAAAAAAAAGCACCCTGCCCGAGCATCGAGCAGAGCGCAGGAACAATGAGCGCCCCCTTGTAGGGGCACCCATCATGTCATTATGCGTCAAGCAGCGCAGCCACCCGCTTGCGTGTCGTGGCGTTGTCGGCAAAGACGTGCTTCTCACCGTCCTTAAACAGGGGCTCCCACTTGTCGATGTTGCGGCGGATGCGGGCACGAAGCGTCTTCGCATTGATGCCTTCCTGTGCCGCCAGATCAACGGTGGTGAACGTGCTGGCAGGACGCTGGCGCTGAGTGCTGCTGTGCCCCTCAGGTGCCTTTCGCTTCGTCGTCGTGCCCTGCTTGCGCTTCGCAGGTGCTTTGCCCTGCTGCGCTTTCGTGGGCTTCGTCGTCGTCATGGGTGCTGTCTTCTTCGTGACGCCCCGCGCTTTGCCGGCAGGAAACTTCGTCGTTTTGCCAGCGGCGATTACTGCGTCGATGGCTTCACGTTCGGAGGTGGAGATTTGATTGGTCATGATTGCTGTTCCTTTGTTGTCAGCGTTAATGCGTCAAAGCATGATTTGAATATAAGCCCGATTGCAGGTGCTGTCAACAGCCGATTGCAGATTATTTTATTTTTATTGGCCATTGACATTGCGGCCGCATCATGGTAGGCGCGGGAGCTCGTCGATCTGTGCCTGCGGCCCTACCGGCTACGTGGCGACGCGGCCATACCTCCTAGGCAGAGCTACAGCCCTAACCCAACACGGCCGCGCCCGCGTATGGCCCTATGCCCTGGGGCTTAATTACAGTCCGCACTCAGGGGTATCTTAGACGGCCATACCGGCTAGATAGAGCCCTTACCCACAGGAGGAATTGAGCGTTTCTTCTTCTACATCCATGGCCAAGTACTCCCCACCGTTCTCGTCGGCCTCTATCCAAGCCTTACCGGCCTTCTCAGCAGCTTCTTCGGTATCCCACACCTCTTCGAAGACTTTCTCGCCAAACTCGGCTCTGTCGATCACCGTGACCCGGTAGACATACTTCGGCTTTTCCTCGCCATCCTCACCTGCCAAAATCCTGCGCCGTTCCTCAGGGGTAAAAACCTCCCGAATATACTTATGCTGATAAGCCGACGCCGGTCCCATCACAGTGCTGAACACTTCCATAGCCTCGTCGTAGCACTCAAAGGGGCCGGTAAATTCCTGCTCAGCCCCTGGCACCTTCGTGATAATGATCCACTTCATCCTTCAAACTCCTCAGCCATATCTTCGAGCAATTCCCGCTCATCAATCCCACGTGCCATCGCTACCGCCTGACACGCAATCGTCCAGTCACAGACCTCGGGCCTACCATGCTCTTCCTTCATAGCTCGGATGTCATCCACGACCTGCTGCCTTGTTGCCTCCCAAAAGTCCATCACATTGCTCCTACGTTGTGAGTGTTTCGATACATACACATTACAGACTATAATAACCCATTTCAACAGAAATCCCACCGCAAGCAAGATTTTCATTTCCGCAGGTTTACAATGGCAAACAAAGTCTTTATAGTACTCTTTGTTGACAACATAAGGAACAACTTGATGAAACCCCCCTTTACACCGATTGAGGCCCAGAAGATGCCCGAAGGCACCTACTCCGACTGGCGTATCACTTTCGACGGTCCTCAGATGTCACCGCCTGAGTACTGGTTCCCCTGCGTAGAGCATCTGCCTACACAGATCCACTACGTTCCGACTGGCGAAATCACCACCGCAGAGAGTGAATGGTTCCAATGTCTGACCTAATCACCCTCAAACACCTATGCCGCGAGTACGACCTTGACGCATACCCACTACGGCAAGTTCTCAGGACTCACCTGAAACACCGTAAGAACCAACGCTGGGCCTGGTCTCCTGACGACCCCCAGCTTAAAGAGGCCAGATCACTGGCTGCACAGATGAAGGAGAAGAAGAATGGAAATTGAGCACGTATCATCACCGTCGATCAAGCCGCGGTATCATCTCTATTTCACCATCAACACACCCAGCGAGACACGGTTTCTCACCCATGCCTTTCGTACCGCCTACGCAGCGAACTACTGGCTTACAAGCATCCTTACCGCCTGCACAGACAGCACGACTCAGTCATGGAAGGACAACAAGACCCTCATCCTGACACACGAAGACACCACTCTTACCATCAAGGGGGAGCAGCTCGAAGACCTTATCGAATACACGCCTACGCAGAAAGAGAGCCAATGGACGCCAAATCACCCAGACAGCTCTCAGGTCGACCGACTTTGCCGCTTCTGGCAGCACAAGCCAGCACCGACATACACCCCTAAGCCTACACCCGCCCCTAAGCCGAAATCCCAAAACCGTCACAAGTCACAAAAAGAAGCACCAGAAGGCTCGATCACTGTTGCCATCCTGGCAGCCCAGCACAATCTACCGGCAAACAAAGCCCGGCAGATCCTCAGGAAGAACAACATCAAGAAACCAGCTGGAGGCTGGACGTTCAAGGCTGATGACCCGATAGTCGAGACGATCACCAACCTGTTCAAAGCATGATTTGGTCCCCCGCAAGGGGGTCCTTACGCAATACCGTAAATAGCTCTTTCAGTTTTAACTTAATTACCATATTGTTTGAATACCAGTATATAAAATACCATTACTCAATTTATTGTTGTTTTTCAATGAGTTCACCTTTTTCTCCTAACCACGGTATTACCCCTAAGACCAATAATTAGTGTTTTACCCCTAAGTCATTGATTTTTATGCACAAAGAGTTAAAAGGGTATTTTACTTAAATTCATTTTTATAATATGGTAATCATGTTAAAACTGAAAGAGAGGACCCGTAGACAAATGACTGAACTTAGCCGTATTTGCCATGAGCTTGGCTGCTCGATCAAGCAGCGTAAGAATGAGGTGTCCCAGTATCGTGAGGCACTGGCACACTATTGGAAACACCCAAGCCTCCGCGAGGAGATCTGGTATCATATTCACCCCACCACAGACCCACAGATAACTATTCCCATGTATCTGCATTACATCGAGGGATGGTCCCGTAAGCGCATGATGGAGGAGTTCGACATTACCACACCGACGTTTTATCGCTGGGTCAGTCTTACCCAAATCCCCGCGCGGCATCGTGACAAACTGATGACCGTCCTCAACAGCATCGACCCTGTGGATGAGGAGCTCTATGACGAGGCCATGGAGAATGACAGCCAATGGCGGGTTCATGGTAAATCCCGGGACTACCCACCGAGCAAAAAACTGGCCTTGCAGCTTAACCGTGATATGCGCCGGACTGGGATCGTCCGAGTATCTGACTACCGTGCTGAGAACCGAACTCGGCTGGGCTACCAGATACACCACCATGCGCTAGCCCGCGGCTGGGTGGAGAAGAAGCCCGGAGTATACCATAACCCGAAGTCTAAGAAGATGGTATTCCGAACAATGAAGGACGCAGACTAAGGGTATTGATCTGGTATACAGTCCTATCCTATATTGACCTTGCATGATGATAACAGAAGGAGAACATCACATGACTACCCCCGCCTACAAGAAATCCAAGATCAAGTGCCAACCTCACTACCTGCGTATGCTTGTTGATTGCCATGACGGCAACATGGCCAGCGCAGCACGTGAGCTGGGCTTGACTAGCAGCACGGTGTCTACCGCTTTGAAGAAAGACATCTGCTCTAAGGTTATCGAGCTTGCCGCTCAAGGCTTGGTCGATAGGAAGACGTCTGGAAAAGACCTGGAAGAGCCTCCGGCACCGAAGAACCCCCGAGCAACGCTTCGCGACTACTACCGCGGCAAGACAGTACATGAACTGAGCATGGACGACTTGAAGTTGATGACCATGACGGTCGTGGACATCATTAAAACACCCCAGGCCTAAGGAGATATACCATGGCAACCACCACTCTTAAACTGCCCCTCAATAAGGAGACAAAGAACATGCTCCAGTACCAGGTCGGCGATGATGAGAAAAACATCAGCCCCATACCGACGCTGTATGTCCGCAAGGATGTATTCGACTCCAGCAAGGAATGGCCGCCGTTCCTGGAAGTCACTGTTCGGGGGGTGGCAAAATGAGCAATTTCATCCCCCGTATGGTTGCCCACCGTCTCCGCCATTTTGGCACAACCACTGGACGTATGTCCACCAAATCCAAGGAAATCAACATGACCAAGACAACCGAAGAACAGCTCTCTGAGTTCATTTTCAACCTCTATCGCCGTGACAACCGGTCTGACAACGAGCGATCGCCCCTCAGTGACCGTATCGCATATGGGCTCTGTACGGACCCGAAAGCTGCCATGGATTTGGCAACCTTGCTGGCGAAGTCGGTGGCCCCAGAGCATGCAGACAGCATCGAGGAAGTCCTGGGCTTCCATGTTGAGCCCATCAGCCTCGGGGAGGAAGGCTCAAGCGCCTATGACTTTTTGAGGGCCATTGCTGAGCTATCGAAGCCCCGTCGTGACCCCTTCGAGGAGCTGATGGAGCGGCCGCTCTACGACAACGAGGGCAACATCGACCCCCATGTGCTCTGGGCCCGGGCGTTTGATGAGCTGCGCGAGTATCTGCCGGACATAATCTTCGATCCCACCTACTATCAGACAGACGCGGCGTCCTATCACCCGGGCATCCACGGCGAAGGCATCTCGGTGTTTATGGTCAATGGGGCGATCCAACACGTCCTTCTGATGGATGACATGCTGGACCACCTGGATCCCAAGCACCTTGCAACCCACCATGATGAACAAGGGTGGGTCTACAGCGACTGATACTTTAACGACAGTGGGCGGGAGTGAAATCCCGCCTCTTTTTATTCCGGAGAAAACCATGTCTGAATACAACTTCTACCGTGATGGTGGTAGTGGGGAGTGCAGGGTATCCGTCGCATCGCCCTATATGCCATCGACTATGCGTCAACTGGCAACCACGGTAATCACCGAGCACGACCCAATAGCCGAGGTAAACGCGATTGTGGAGCGTCCGCAGAATTGGCTTGACGACACTCCCATCGAGGTGGTAACTGCGTCGATCAATGAGGAGCTCCACATGCTGCTCAGGCGCGAGGAGGACAAGGCCTTCGCGACGGGCACACGAAGCGACGAGCCTCAAGGAGTGTTCACGAGCACGAGCTATCAGCGCGTGACAGAACAGCTGAGCAGTGAAGCGCTCATCTCGTTTGTGTATAAGCTGAGCGTTCGTTATCGTATCAAGGCCTCTTGGATGACTCATCCCGACACGTTGCACATCCTCAAACGCATGACTGATGGCGACGGTCGCTTTATCTACCAACAGCCCCCCTGTCATGGTGTGCCAGGAAGTCTGTTAGGTTGGCCACTGTGGGAGGATGTCGAAGCCCAACACCAGAGCCTTGCTTTTGGTGACTTCAGCGAGGCCTACCAGATCGCATCGGCACCTGATACGGTCATTACCAGAGACCCCTTCAGCAAGAAGCCAATGGTTCTGTTCCATGCCCGCCGTGCTGTCAATGGCGCCCCCAGAGTCTCCGAGGCCCTGAAGGTGTTTCGATATGACCCTGAGCGTTGAGCAATACCGATACAATGTGAAGTGGCTGGAGGATCGTGCCAAAGACTACCCTTTTAGCTGCCGAACTAAGGGTAACTACCCCGACCCGAGAATAGTGGGGGCAAGACTCCGTAACAACTACTTTGTCACAGCTCCTTTGGGTAAAGAGAGGGAGTGGAGGTTCAAGACCCCCGAGGATATGAGTCGGTTTAAGTACTTCTTTACCACGCTCGACAACAAGATTTAATCTAGTTCCGGAAGCAGGTTGCTATTGACGCAAGTACTGCTTCCGGATACAGTCCTACCTATCAACACTGATAGGAGACTGAACATGAACGCACCCAACCCCACAATGACTGCTGAGCTGCGCAACCAAGCAGCTGCCATCTACAATGCGTGGATCAATGGCAATAAGGTGACAGCCCATGCCATGTTATCTCAGGTCCCCCGAGAACGCACCGCCTACGTCACCATGGTAATGACCGTGCTAGCTCTTCATGAGGGGCTCCAGTTTGAATTCTCGAAATTCATCGAAGGAGCAATCCAATGACCCTTTCCGAACTTATCTTCCGTCTGACCGAACTGGCGGAGCAGACTGACAGTGACCCCGAAGTCCGTGTCGCCTACCAACCTTCGTGGCCACTTCGAGCGCCACTGTCCAACGTGACAATAGCCGAGGACTGCGATGAACAGGAGTTCCTGTGGCTAGCAGCAGGCTCCTCCGTCCCTTACAATGAAAACCCCTACGCCCCCGGCGAAGCATGGGAGAGCTGATATGACCCGCAAGAAGAAACCAGCCTACAAGCCTACGACTGACACATATCCAGTGCTCCAGCAGGCCTACGATCACTTCAACGCTGAGATCTTCGACGACCTACTGCCACACTGTCTCATCACCCTGAGCAATGAACTCCGGAATGCTTATGGCTATTACCGGAACCATCCGTTCAAGGGCACGAAGCACAAGGACGCATCAGCCGACGAAATTTCCCTTAATCCGTTCACCTTCGCGGGCCGGACAGACCGGGAGATCTACTCGACGCTTGTCCACGAGATGGTACACCTGTGGCAGCACCACTTCGGAGTCGATAACAAGAAGACTGCGCATGACAAGGAATGGGCCGACAAGATGGAAGAGATAGGTTTGATGCCATCCTCCACAGGCGCACCTGGCGGCAAGCGCACTGGTCGCCGCGTGTCGCACTACATCATCGACGGCGGCGACTTCGACAAAGCTGAGGCGAAGTTTAAGGGGAGGATCGAATGGCGCGGCGCCCCTATCGAGCGTGTTAAAAAGGGTAGCAAGCGCACCAAGTACTCGTGCCCAACGTGTGGGCTTAACGCCTATGCCAAAGCAGATATCTCTATAGTATGCGGTGAGTGCCACGAGGAGATGGTATGCTAAAATACCGCATCAAATATACATGGCCCAATGGCAAAGTCCGCTATCGTAAGGATGTAGGGCTTTGCAAGAACCCGGAAGATGCCACAGTATTTACCTTGATAGAGGCGTCTGATATAATCAAACGATCCCGAGACGCTCGCATCGTTTGGGACATATACACAACTAAGGAGGCCTGCCATGACAGCCCGGTACTACCACTTCTATACGATCCCGAAACCGAACCAGAAAACCCGGCGCCGAAACGTCGATCCCGTAAAAAGCGCTCGCGAAAGTCGCGAGGTTCGTGACTGGTACAACCGCATGAACATGCCGACGGCTGTCTTCATCAATCAGCAACCCACGTCTCCTGACGAGTTGCCCTTCGGCGAAAGGCTTTGGAAATGACACGTATCAATGTCGTGCCTGTCACCGAACTGACTGACAAGCACCTGCTCGCCGAGTACCGCGAACTTCCTCGCGTCTTCCGTGCTGCACAGAAATGGCATCGCAAAGGGGGTAACGTCGATGACCTGCCGGACACATATCGCCTCGGCACCGGTCACGTAAAGTTCTTCTATTGCCGGTTGCAGTTCTGCTACCTGCGTCAGCGCGACCTCTATGCCGAGTGTCGTCGCCGCGGGTTCAACGTCACGCTCAAGCCCAATCGCAAGCAACTCATGGGCAACGTGCCTTCCTGCCTGCAGCGTGACTACACGCCTACACGCGAAGCACTGTGCATCAATCGCGAGCGCATTGCGACACGCCTTGACGAAGCAGCACAGCGACGCACAGCGAGCGTCTGACTGTCCTTCGCTGCATTCGATGACATGACCTGCCTGAGGACGCGCTAGGACGTTCCTCAGGCTTTCTTTTCAAGGAATGTCTTGCGCTGTTTTCCTTTGCCGCGAGATACCTTGCGAAGGTTCAACTCAGCCGCGGCTTTACGGACTGATAGCTCACTGATTGATCGGGTATCAGCCTGTTTCAACAAGCTGTGGTAGTTAACCTCATTACCCTCTCCCATCATCTCGCGGATTAGGTCTGCCGCGATATTCTTGGAAGAGTCATCTTTCTGGTTAGACGTGTTTATAATATCGTCTGAGGTGTAGTCCACATGACCCACATACTCCAGCTTTGAGCGGTTCTTCCTTCCCATCGTCTCTGGCAGCCCCTGTATGGTATATCCAATAGAGCCGAAGGGTGCGCTGAGGTTGTTCTTTGTGCATGCCACAACCCGCATATCAGGCTCCTCTGGGTGCCAGCCTACTGTCGCAATTACACGGGCAACACCAGCAAAGGCGATAGAGCCACCGCCCGCATAGAGTGCCTTACCACTGTGGGATTTATTAAGGTGACGAACCAGGTTAAGGGAGAAGTTAAACTCGACAGACAGGTCTTTGAACACCTGTAGGGCCTGCTGAGTCTCGGAAGCTTTGTAGGTGTCAGCATTACCCACATAGATATTCACTGGGTCGATAACAACCACATGAGGCTTGAATACTTCAAGCACGTCATCTGCCAAGGCATCAATACTTTCGGGATCACTCACACTGAAAGGTTGTTCAAGTTGGACGTAGTTGTGTAGGTTCTTAAGCCCGTTGTCTACGAGTCTGTTCTTAGTGACTGCCCCTGCTGAGTTCTCCATATCGCAATATAGAACACGCATCGGCTTGCGAGTGTGTTTCTTTGGGTCTTCCCAGGGTAGAGGCTTACCGTCACATAATGCAATGCAGATCCACATCAACCAATAGGACTTGCCCACACCGGGGTCACCTTCCCACATTGTTGTTTGTTGGGGAGCCATCATTCCTTCGATTATCCACGGGATGTTTTCCTGCTCGATCTCAGCCATGGTCTTAAACTCGAAGCGTTTCTTTTTGGGGTCGTCACTACCCCTGTTTGCCCTGACATTCGTGGGCTGCTTTTTGGCTAGCTTCTTAGAACCTCCTACATGGTTGTCCATTGCTTTGTCGATCTCGCGCTCCAGTTGACGCTCACCATCTCGACGTTCAGCATGCTTGTTCCATGCGTTGTCCCAGAGCACCGTGAATATCTCGTCCTTCGACATGCCGACTTCCATCAGCTCGTTGACGAGTTTCCACAGGACCTCTGATCGTTTGCCGCGTTCTACTTGGGGGTTAGTCAGCTCACGACGGACCCAGCGGGGTAGGTCGTCTTCATAGTCGTTATAGATCTCGGCGGCATCACCGCCCTGCTGTCGACCGTCTTCAGTCTCGACCTCGGGCACTATCTTCTCAAGGCGTTTGAGTTGGTAGCGTGGGCCATCCTTCCAAAGTATCTTGACCCACGGCTTCTCCTTGTATTTATGGTTCTGCGTTCCCGGCACACGCAGCACCTGGGTCCGATCCCATCCTGACGTGTCAGCACCGATGAAATATGCCACACGCCTGTTGAGCTTCTCACTCACAGGGCCATCACACAGCCACCAACCAACATAGCGTCCGGGAGAAGACTCAATAGCGATGGTGGGTTTTAGGGAGAGGGTGTTCGGATCACATTCGTCAAGGTCGGCATACACCCAGTGTGGGTCTATCGAGTAATCCTTGTGTCTACGCTTGCGAGAAAAACCATGTGCGGACATATAGACATCGTGATCCTTCGACTTCTCCGCGGCGAAGGCGATAGCCTTGCGTATGTCGCGGCGATGGAAGAACGTGTCCTTCCACTTGCCTTGAACCTTGGTGTTCTTCGTCGAGGTCGAGATACAGAAATAGTCCCCTTCGTCTTGGTCCCAAATTAGTTTGATAGATTGCATATCGCCCCTACGTGTCATTGTTGGTCGGCCTCCCGATACGATATTGTGGTCTCTCGTTGAATTTGGAGACCCATGTGTTCCGCGACTCGTCCGTGTATTGGCCGATGTCCATTGAGTTGATGCGATACCGCACTGATCGTAATACCGATCTTGCGGGCGAGTTCACCGACGCCGCCGGCTTCATCACACAGTTCCCTCAAACGAGCGCGGGCTTGCTCCTCTGTAATAAAGCCATCATTCATGGCAGGTTTTCCCCGGTTGACTTCAATGTGACTTGACATTAAACTGGTCAAGCGATCTCGTCAACTGTGAAAGGCTTCCAATGAACATTGTACTCGAAGGACCCGATGGATCGGGCAAGTCAACGCTCGCTCGCGTTATATTGCAACACGTTCCCGCGTTAGCATATACGCCTGGGGAAGGTCCTCCCAAATACCCGGGCGAGATGCCCGAACGTGTCGAGCGCTACCTGCGCTTGAACAACTGCCTCTTCGACCGGCATCCCTGCGTGTCCCAACTGATCTATGACCGGTTCCGGACGAACGGTGAAGGTGTGCCGCAACACCTCGTTGACCGTTTCTATGCGTCGAAGCCGTTTTTTATCTACTGCTACGGTCGAGGACCCCATATCGCCGATAACAGTCATGCCGACACGCTCGAGCATCTGGCGATGATCGAGGAACATGACAACAGTATCCGCGATGCCTACCACGAGTGGGGTTCCACCCACGTTCCCGTCTTTTGCTGGTACTCCATCGAGGACCCCCACCTCGGTACTACCACAGAGGCTATCATTGACTCCATCAAGAAAGAACTATCCCATGCCAAATAAGCTCTATCGTCACGTCAAGACCGGCCGTGTCTACGAAGTATTGTCGGACAATGCCAAACTTGAAGCCACTTGGGAAGACGCTGTGGTCTATGTCCATCATGGTGACCCCAACAGCCCTATTGTGGCAAGGTCAAAGGCTGAGTTCTTCGATGGCCGCTTCGAGCCCATGGGTCCTGCGCGGGAAGGGGTAGAGTTCAACCCCCTAGCCGACATCGAGGAATTCCACACCAAGTTCGATCTTGAAGCATTGCACCCGATGGGGGCGCTTGACAGTGAGACCATGGACTTTCGGATGAAGCTTCTTCAAGAAGAACTGGCTGAGTGGTACAAGCACCAGACCGAGGCCTACTACGAGACGACCCGCCAGCTGCTGGATCGTGATGAAGCAAACTACACCCATCACCTCGAAGAGGCACTCGATGGATTGGTCGACCTGGCCTATGTCCTGTTCGGTACCGTCTACCTTCATGGCTTCGCCCCGATCTTTGCCGAGGCCTGGCGCCGGGTTCACGCGGCGAACATGCAGAAGGTCCGTGCGGAACTCGACAGCGACAGCAAGCGCGGCTCGACGCTGGACGTGGTGAAACCCGCCGGCTGGGAGAAGCCCACGCACACCGACCTGGTCGAGTGCAATGACATCCACCAATCCCACGCAGATCGAGCGTGAGACAAATGGCGTTGTGCTCGGTCGCGTGATCGAGTACAATGCTGCTCAGGAGGTTCATCATGGACACAGACAAGAAACAGATTGAAAGCTCTGAGGACTTTCACATGGCGATGAGCGCGGTGCGTTCCGCCATGGAGTTGCTCAGCACGTTCGACTGGCAACACCTCGCCGACACCATCAACCTGTTCGAGGGGGCAGGATCGGTGCTCAACCCCCAGATGTTCATCGAGATGCAGAAGGACCCGCAGTGGGAGCAGAAGAAGCAACTGTTCCGCGCCGCTGCCGAGTTCACTGCACACCTCGAGGACATCCGGAAGCAGTTGGGGGTTCCCGATGAAGAATGAGTGGATAAAATTCTGCCTCGACATGATGGCGACACCTGCCGACGAAGTGTCGGGTTTTCGCAAGATCGTCAGCAACGTGACCCGCACCTTCACAGACATCAGCGATGACCTGGTGATGGAGGATGCGGGTTATACCAAGTCGAAGATGTCCATGCTGAGACGCCACTACCTCGTCGAGGAGTCGCAGCTCGCTGTCGTGCCCCTGTGGGATAAGCGCCTCAAGCAGCGCAAGTACGGCAGTGTCTCGTTCACGACACATGGTCACACGACGAAGTCCGATCCGAACAAGGGGAGCAAGCGAGCCTCCGTGCTCACGCCGTGCATCCAGTCGATGTCTCTGACATACCATGGGAACCACACGACCGAAGCTCATGCGTACTACCGCACGACCGAGGTCTTCAAGAAGTTCTCGGCGGACCTGGTATTCATCCGAGACGTCCTGCTGCCGCCGTTCGACTTCGATCCTGCTCCCCTTACCAAACTGACCTTCTTCTTTGCCAACGTCACGGTGAATCCGATGTACTTCGCGACACTGGCACCGAACCTCGAGGACCCAATTGCGGCACTCGAGGCAATCGAGAAGGTCGACCCCCATTTCTGGACCTGGTGCGTCAAGTGGACAGCGCGCTATACCATCGAGGAGTACCATCGTGGCATCCAGAAATATGCCCAAGGCATGCGTGTCCACACCATGCTCCACAAACTCATGGACCCCGACGTGCTCGAGGAACTGACTGAGTATGTGGGCGACAACCATCCCGGAATGAAAGACGACTATGTCGATCCGGACGAAGAAGGAGACGAATGATGGCACGACGCCGCTCCCCGCAGAACAAGGAGCCTTTCACCGAAGACGATGCCGAGGCGCGGGACATCCCGGCCAAGGAAATCGAGGACGGTGATCCCGACGAGGATGACCAGGACGACGAGCAGCAGGACGACATGCTGACCGCGTTCGCCGAGAAGGACGCGCAGCTGCGCCGCCTGCTCAAGGCCGAGAACAACGAGTACGTTGGGACCATCGGCCGAAACGAACTGCGCCGCGTTGCCGACAGCATCCGTGCTGAGCTCCGTGGCACCAAGGAAGTCGACATGGGAGGCACTGACGATGGAGCATGAACGTATCATGCCTTTCAACTACCTTAGTGGGCGGGACACTTTTACACGCATCCGACAGCACACGTGGAACCTGTTCCTACATCAGTCCCACGAGGTGCCGCCGGCCCCTTGGCAGGGTCGTCCTGGCAAGCCCGAGTTCGCCAGCCGTGAGCTGATGAACTACACCTTTACCCACAGCCTGCACGGTGTCGAAGACCTGCAGCACTACCGCGATGACATCAAGCCGAACCTTCCTTGGGCTGATGACCACTTCGAGGAGCGCGTCTGCGGTGCGCCGATCAATCCCGGCGTTGAGTGGGCGAACTGGCCTTGGGGCTCAAGCGCCGATGGTCACCGCGATGAGAACGGTATGTTCAACCATAACTACATGGAGCGGTACTGGCCGAAACATGCCCGGTCTAAGTGCCTCCCCTCGAAGGATGCCGACGACTGGCAAAGGAAGAATGGCTACACTGCCGAGCGTCACACCAACAGAGGCATCCGCAATGAATACGGCGACCTTGACGACCTTGTCCGGTCGCTTGCTGCCAACCCGTTGTCGCGTCAGGAGTGGTTCCCAATCTTCCATCCGGAAGACGTAGGGGAAGTCGTCGGGGGTCGCAAGCCGTGTTCGCTCGGCTACCAGTTCTGGGTGCGCAACAACCAGCTGCACTGCTACTACCCGCTGCGCTCGTGCGACTTCATGCACCACATGCAGGATGACATTTACCTGACGATCCGGCTCATGCTATGGGTGCTAGACCAATGCAGGTATTTCTCAGAATATCCCGATGTAACCAACCCATGGGATGACATCACGCCCGGCACCTTGACGATGCACTGCACCAGCCTGCACGTCTTCGCCAATGACTTTATCCAGATGCAAAAGGGGGGCCCGAAATGAAAGGCGCACAATTCCCGGAAGCCAACATGAAACTCCTACCTCCCGAGGGCCATGAGGACGAGGTATATGCCTTGCCGATTTGGCGTCACCCAGAGGGGGGTATGGTAATAAGCAAGTGGGAAATGACGTGGCGAGAACGCTGGTCCTGTCTGTGGAATGGTCATATCTGGTTCCACTGCTGGGGCAATACCCACCCGCCTATGACCCTTGAGACGTCTTACCCCTTCGAGCCGGGTGAACGTAAAACTGTGCCGTTATGGCTGGTGTTGGTCACCTTAGCTTCTCTGATGGCTATAACCACCATTGCTATACTTTACTTTTCGGAGTCTTTCTAATGGGTCTGAAAACAATTACTGCTCGGGAGCTGGGCGGGATGGGCTCGAACCAGAATGACCTGGTCATGAGATATGACCGGAAAACTCGCACCTTCGACATCTATGCCTATGGCCCACACGTTGAGCCCTACTCGATAGACAGGTCGAGGATTGACGACCCGCTCAAGCTTCTCCACTGGTGCTGCCATCTGGCGGGTAAGCGATGGATGAGCAAGCACGACCTCAAGCGCTTCATCCACTTGGTGAACACCCTACTGAAGATGGGAGCTGAGACCTATGAGACCTAGTCGTCCGCAGATGTTCATGGAAATCGCGCATGTCGTGGCTAAGAGGTCAACGTGCATGAGGCTCAACGTCGGCGCCGTGATCGTGCAGGACCGTAGGATTGTCAGCATCGGCTACAACGGGGCACCCGCAGGCGCTCCCCATTGTGCGGGCAATGAGTGCCCAGGCAAGTACCACTGCCACGAAACGATCCATGCCGAGGACAATGCGCTCCGTCACTTGCCCTTTCACCCGAACCCGGTAAGATGGACTGGGCTTGACCTTTATGTGACCGACAGTCCCTGTGCCTCCTGCTTCCACAAGATCAAGGAGCATGGGGGTGTTGATCGTATTTTCTTCGGCACCCCTTACCGTATCAATGACCATCTGGTCGATGAGAGGATCGGTATTTACAGAGTGACGCCAGCGGGTTATACTGTTGACTGGAATACGAAGGAGCTGGTAGACATTGAAACATAGAACCCGCAAACAACTTGAAAAGATTGCAGTCATCACAGAGAGTCCAGATGACTGCCCGAGGACATGGGACGCAGTCGAATATATCATGGAGCCACTAAAGGAGCGCTATCAAGTGGCTCGCTTCTCCTTGCTTGATGGTGACCCAAAAAATGGCAAGGCTGCGACCAAGACTGAGATCAAGCATAACCGCGATGCTCTGTGGAAGCGCATTGCTGGCTTCAAGTATGTGGTGCTCGTCGGGAACACGCCGCTTCAAGCGATCACGGGCAAAGCCGGTATTAGCAAGATGCGCGGACGTCCCATCAAGCAGGATGGCTTCATCTTCCTACCGATGAACAACCCCGGCATCATCCGACATGACGACAAGCAGGAGACGTTGCTAAACGCCGACCTTAGGTTTCTCGATGACATGGTTCGGTTCGGCGGCATACCCGAAGCCAAGGACCTGCACTTTCGGATCGTCATGTCCGACGATGACGTGGAAGAGATGCTCGAGGACCTCCATGGCGCCGTGTCTTATGACATCGAGACAACACAGCTTTACCCCTGGCGAACCCAGAAGCTGAATGATCGAACTGGCGAATGGGAGTTGGACCCGGAGCCTAAGATCGTCAGCCTTGGCTTCGGCACAGCGCGCAATCAATGGTGTGTGCCCGTCAATCACCCACAGTCCCCTTGGTCTCAAGCCGAAGTAGAAGACATGATGGATCGTGTCACAGACAAACGTGACGACTTCATGCTTATAGCCCACAACGGCAAATTTGACCTCCTGTGGACATGGGTTCATCTTGGTGTTAAATGGGAGCTTGACTTCGATACGATGCTGGCGCACTTCCTGCTGGACGAGAACATGCGTCATGGCTTGAAGTATCTCGCTCAGGTGTATTGCGGTGCGCCTGACTGGGAGATCGACCTGACAGAAAAGCAGGGCATGAATGTTCCGTTGAAGAAGCACTGTAAATACCTCGCCCACGACTTGTTCTACACCCGCAAGCTTCGGTACGTGTTCGGCAAGATGCTAAAAGACGACTGGGAGGTCAAGCGGGTCTTTGACAAGATTATGATGCCATGTGCCAACTTGTTCGTCGAGATCGAGTATGATGGTGTCTTTATCGACATGGACCAATTCGAGGAAGCTGAGGAGGTGCTGCGCGAGCAGTATGACGCAGCCCTCGCTGAGCTGGAGGAATGGGAGCCCGATCACTATGTCAAGAAGAATGGCGATGTTTACTACTTCAAGGATGCCCGTCGCAAAAACGACCCCACCCGATTTAACTGGGGTTCCACTGATCAGCTCAGGTGGTTGCTCTTCGACCATCTCGGGATTAAGCCGCTTGATAAGACCGATGCGGGCGGCTATTCTACATCTGAGTCAGTTATCAAACGCCTTGACCACCCTTGCACAGAGGCTCTTCTCCGTTTTAGGGCGGCTAAGCAGCAACTCTCGTTCTTTATCGACGGTTGGAAGCCGTTCCTTCACAAACAGTCAAGGGGTTACTATCTGCACCCCTCATTCAAGCTACACGGGACAGTCACTGGGCGTCTATCTTGCGAGCACCCGAACTTGCAGCAAGTACCACGCGACCCACGCATCCGCTCCCTCATATCTGCTGAGAAGGGTTGGACGCTCATTCAGTGTGACCTGTCTCAGGCGGAGCTGAGGATCGCCGCTGAGCTTGCTCGTGAACCGGCAATGATCCACGCCTTTACTCATGGCATTGACGTTCACTGGCTGACTGCCATTCGTGAGATCGAACGCGGCGGCGGCTTGAAGGACCTGGTGATCGGCACCGCGTGTCGTATTAAGGGTGTCAATGACATGAGCTATGCCGACGCCATCAGAGTGTTGCTCGAGGTCGGTCATGAGGTTGCCACAGAGGTTGAGAAGGAGTGGAAGGAGTATCGTAAGAAAGCGAAGGCGGTGAACTTTGGCTACCTTTATGGCATGTGGTGGAAGAAGTTTAAGATATACGCTCGCGACAATTACGGCGTAAACGTGACCGACGAGGAAGCCGAAGCATCGCGCACTACGTTCTTCGACAACTACGCCGCGCTGCCCGCATGGCACAAGCGACAGAAGAAGTATGCCCGTCGCCACGGCTATGTCAAGTCGCTGTCAGGTCGAAAGCGTCGACTGCCCGAGGCAAAACACACTGACGACACGCCTGAGCGCCGAGCAGCAGAGCGCCAGGCTATCAACTCGCCTGTGCAATCGTTCGCAAACGAAGTGAACCTCATGGCTGCGATACAGCTCCGTAAGGAGTATGGTCGAGATGTTGTCAAGATATGCGGCACTGTGCATGACGCCGTACTGTTCCGTGTCCGCAATGACATGGTTGAGGAAGTCTACACCCGGATGCTAGAGATCATGCAATGGCCCGACTTGATGGACGAGTTTGACATCGAGATGGTTGTTCCCATCGAAGCCGACGGCGACCTCGGTCCTTGGGGCAAATCAATCAGCCTCGATAAAGCGCGCAAGGTCGCCGACATCCATCAGCTGTCTGTGGGTGACTTGCTCAACAAGTTCTCAGTGGCTGACATCGCAACACAATGGAAGGAAACAGCATGAGTGACAAATTCATGGTCTCGCAGTCGAAGGTTAAGACGTTCCGTCGCTGCCACCAAGCATACCACTATCGTTATGTCGAGAAGCTACGTAAGAAGGGTAAGTCCCGTCCGCTGCAGTTTGGCACAATGATCCACGAAGCCCTCGAGCGTCACTTTAACGGTGATGACCCAATGGAGTACTTTGATGAGCTGCGCAATGATGTGGCAGCTATGAAGTTGTTTGCACAAGAACGCGATGAGTATGGCGACATCCTCGAGGACACCCAGGACATTATCACCGACTACCTCGAGTATTGGGACAGCGATAATCTGCGTCCTGTCCGGAAGGCTCGTCGTGGTGCCGAGCACACCTTCGAGATTGAGTTATTCCCCGGCGTCATCTGGAACGGCAAGATTGATGCCATCGCTAAGACGCCTAACAAGTTGCGGTGGCTGGTCGAGCACAAGACATATTCCCGCAAGCCTAATGACGATGACCGCTGGCGCAACCTTCAGTCAGTTACCTACTTCCGCGCAAACGACATCCTCGGCTGGCAACCACTCGATGGCTGCGTGTGGGACTATATTAAATCCAAGCCGCCGGCAATCCCGGGGGTGCTCAAAGACGGGACGCTGAGCACCAAGAAGATCGACACCCTGCCGTCCACAGTTGAGCGCACCATCGCTGAGCACGACCAGGATAAGTTGGGCAAAGTCGACGCGCTGCGCGTCATGGCTGAGAAGAACCGCCCTGAGTACTTCCAGCGCATCCATACGCCTGCCCAGCGTGACGTGGCAGACATGGTGTTCTCGGACTTCGAAGCAACTATCAGAGAAATGGTCGACAACCATGGTTGCGTGTCCGATATGAACATTGACAAGCACTGCTCGTGGTGCGATTATGAATCTCTGTGCCGTGCGCGACTGCAAGGCCTGGATGTCGACTTCGTCAAGGAAAGGAATTACACCGATGGCACGAAGAACAAGAAAGACACGGACAGCGACAAGAAACCGGTCATCCACAGGATCGACCACGCCGAAGTCGTTGCCCGTCAAGAAGGCGACTGACCTTCAGAAGCACCGGACCTGGGTTTTCTACGGGCGCAGCGCCTCCGGTAAGACGACGCTTGCCAGCACATTTCCCGGGAAGAAGCTGCTGATCGACATCCGCGACGAAGGCACCGACAGCATCTTAGACGTCAAAGACCTGGACGTCCTGCCAGTGTCTTCTATTGAGGAAATCGAGGACGCCTACTGGTGGCTTAAGCAGAACCCGGGTAAGTACCAGACGGTCATCCTTGACACGGTGACTATGTGGCAGTTTATGAAGGTGCTTGACATTGTTGGCGAGAAGGCGACCAAGCTCGGCAAGCAACCTACTGACTGGGGCGTGATGACCAAGCAGCAGTGGGGCGAAGTCGCCGGCTACATGAAGACCTGGATTACCAACTTCCGCGACCTACCGATGGAAGTGGTGTTTACCGCCCAGCAGCGGACGTTCAACGTCGGCGAGGACGGGGAGAATGAAGGCGAACTCGATCCCGAGGTGGGCCCGAGCCTTTCGCCCTCAGTCATGAACCACCTGTGCGCGGCGGCCCAGGTCATCGGATGCACGTTCATCCGCACGACTACCAAGACCGTCGGCATCGGCAAAAAGAAAAGGGAGAAGGAAGTACAAGAGTATTGTGTTCGACTGGGGCCTAGCGCCTCGTATATAACGAAATTCAGGAAGCCGAGGTCGATTGCTTTGCCTGACTTCCTGTCCGACCCAACCTACGAGGAAATCCTCGAAACCATCAAAGGAGATAACTGATGGCACGACGCAACACGCGCAGCAAGACGAAACGCACAGCATCCTTCGCCGGTGTCGGCAAGGGCTTCGCCGCTGAACAGGAGTACCTGGTCAAGGTCAAGGAATGCGAGGTGGAGGAAGGCGACAACGGCCTCTACTACAGCATGAAGCTCGAAGGCACGGGCGAGTTCGAGGGCTCACTGATGTATCACAACGCATCGCTCTCCCCTTCCGCCCTGTGGCGTACTCGCGAGGTCTTCGAAGCCTTCTTGGGTGATGTGCCCGAGGACGACTTCGACGTGGACGAATACGCCGCCGAGTTCGTCGGCAAGGTCGCTATGTGCTCGACGTTCAAGGACACCTACAACGGGCAGTCGCGCATCAAACCCGAAGACTTCTGGCCGGCCGAAGGTCATGAAGCCGATGGTGATGAAGGCGGTGACGATGAAGTCGATCTGGACGACATCGACGATGCCGACATCAAGAAGCTCGGCAAGGCCATAGGCATCAAGTCCAAGCGCGCCTCGACGATCCGCAAGGAACTCGAAGAGGCCGACGAGGATGAGCTGCTCGAGGCCATGCAGGAACTCGGCCTGATCGAGGACGAGGGCGAAGGCGATGAAGGCGGCGATGACGAGGGCGATGAGTTCGACTTTGACGAGGCCAGCGATGACGACATCAAGGCCGTCGCCGAAGCCGCTGGCATCCGTGTCACGGCGAAGTCGCGTGTCAACACGCTGCGCAAGAAACTGGCTGAGCTCGACGAGGACGAGCTGGCCGAAGCTGTCGAGGAAGCCGGTCTCGGTGAAGGCGATGGCGGCGAAGGCGGCGAAGGCGAAGTGACCGCCGACGACATCAACGGCATGAACCAGGACGAGCTCGAGGAGCTCATCGAAGAGCACGAGCTCGACGTGGACCTGGACGATCACAAGACGCTGCGTAAGAAGCGTACCGCGGTGGTCGACGCGGCGGAGGAAGCCGGCATCCTCGCTGAGGACTGAAAGGGCGAGTGTCCTGCCTACTATAACAGGTATGGACACCCGATCCCTTTCTAGGGTTTCTCCCTAACTTAGGCGGGGCTTTGGCCTCGCCTCTTTTTTATCCACAGGTGGGGTACTATGTCAAAGCAACCTGAGTCACGACTGCAGAAAGCCATCCAGGACCATCTTCGCGCAACTGTCGGCGGTTGGTGGTTCAAAGTGTGGGGAGGACCCTTCACGCCCGCTGGTATCCCAGACCTCATCGGTTGTGTAGACGGGCTGTTCTTCGCCCTCGAGGTCAAGCTCCCAACGAAATCATCCAAACCATCAGCCATTCAGCTCGAGACCATTCGAGACATAGTCATGAAAGGAGGCGGGTGTGCCACAGTCGTCCGCAGCAAAGAAGAAGCCGAAGATGTCGTCCTTGCAACTCTGGCCCGAGCAGCAAGACGTCTTTCAGTTCACCGTAGAACGCCCCGCAACCGCACTATTCTGCGAACAGCGGACCGGAAAGACATACGTCACGCTGAAGAACGTGGAACACAACGTCGAGTGGGATACGGCCCGTGGGATTGAGTTCTGTGGCTTGCTCATTACGCTGCTAACAAACCGGGACAGCACTTGGCTCGATGCACTGCACAAGTTCCTACCTCATGTCAACGTGACCAGCGATTGGGAGGAGTTCAAGAAGCTGCCGGCACCCCGTATCCTGCTCATCCACTATGAGATGTTGCCGAAGCTCATAAAGAAGCTGGTTAAGTATAAGAAGCTCAACTGGGCTGCCGTTGACGAGGCCCAGCGTATTGCTAGCCGCAGCAATGGCGCATCCCGCGCGATGGCGCGCCTTCACTGGATCGAGCGTAAGCTGGTGCTGACCGGTACCCCACAGGAGGGCAAAGGCGGTAACAAGAAAAAGCAGGAGATCGGCAATGGCGGTGAGACCGACTACTTCGGCATCTTCCGTTTCCTCGATCCTGACGTCTTCGGCACGAACTGGGCGAAGTTCGAGAAGCGCTACATGGAGTGGCCAGAGGTCGACTTCGAGCATGCTCCGCCGGGATCAGCACTGTGGCAAAAGAAGATCTTGCAGCAACGCATACTCAAGAATAAGGCCACGTTCCGCGAGGAGCGGCGTCAGGAGTTCATTGACAAGCTAAAGCCATATTGTATCCGATTGACGCAGGAAGACGTGGGCATCAAGCAGGCCATTGTCCACAAGGTCGATGTCGCTATGTCACGCGAGCAGGAACGCTGCTACAATGAAATGCTCGAGCAGTCATTCACTTATCTCCCGCGCAAGGGACGCTCAGCGAAGCGCAGGCGTGTGCTAGCCGAGCTCGTTATAACAAACATAGCGAAACGCAGGCAGCTCGCTACTGGCTTCGTTTATGACGATGATGAACGCTTGCACGACCTCGGCGACTACAAGCTTCGCAAGACGATTGAGCTGGTCGATAAACTGCCCAAGCCCATTGTGGTGTTCACGGCGTTTCGGCCCGACAATGACTTGGTGTATGAGGCACTGGTCGAGGAAGGTTATGACGTTGTGCAGGTCAACGGCTCGACCAAGAAGAAGCTGCGTCCGCAGATCTGGCGTGACTTCCAACGCGCTCAGTATGATGTCGCTGTAGTCCAGGTCCGGACGGGCGGCACGGGTGTCGATCTGTGGAAGTCGTCCCATGCAATCGTATATAGCATGACACATTCCTACCGTGACTGGGACCAGATGAAGGCTCGATTGTCGGCTAAAGGGAAAAAGCGGCCATCAGAGTTTTATGTTCTATGCTCAAAGAATACTATTGACGAGGAGCTATTCGATCTCGTAATAGTTAAAAAGTTCAACACAGAACGGACACTTAAACACCTGAAGAAAGGAATAAGGAAATGGCACGGAAAGCAACCGCAAATAAGGAAGAAACCAAGGCGCCGGCAAAGGACGAACCGAAGTTCGGCGT